TTGCTGACGACTTCTTTGCCTCTGTTTATCCTACTATCACGTCTGGACAAAGTACTAAAGTAATTATCGTTTCTACCCCACGGGGTATGAATCATTTCTATCGTATGTGGCACGATAGTGAAAAAGGAAAAAGTGCTTATGTTCCAACTGATGTTCATTGGAGTGAAGTTCCAGGTAGAGATCAAGTATGGAAAGAGCAAACTATTGCCAATACTTCTGAGCAACAGTTTAAGATTGAGTTTGAATGTGAGTTTTTAGGTTCTGTTAATACACTTATTAATGCTTCAAAACTAAAAAATCTTGTATATGAAGATCCTATACAGAGAAATGCTGGACTTGATATATACGAAAAACCAATTAAAGAGCACAATTATATAATAACTGTTGATGTAGCAAGAGGATTGGGAAATGATTATTCTGCCTTCTTGGTTTTTGATACTACAGAATATCCTTATAAGGTAGTAGCAAAATATAGGAATAATGAAATCAAACCGATGTTATTCCCAAATATTATTTTGGATGTAGCAAAAGGATATAATCAAGCATATCTATTAATAGAAGTTAATGATATTGGAGATCAAGTAGCAAGTATTCTTCAGTATGATCTTGAATATGAAAATGTTTTAATGGCTTCTATGAGAGGAAGAAATGGTCAAGTAGTTGGACAAGGTTTTTCAGGTAAGAAGACTCAACTTGGGGTAAGAATGACTTCTGCTGTTAAAAAGTTAGGTTGTTCAAATCTTAAAACTTTATTAGAAGATGATAAACTTTTACTCTGTGATTATGACATTATTTCAGAACTAACAACATTTGCTCAAAAGCATAATTCATTTGAAGCAGAGGAAGGATGTAATGATGATTTGGCAATGTGTTTGGTTATATTTGCTTGGTTAGTAGCACAAGAATATTTTAAAGAGATGTCTGATCAGGACATTCGTAAGAGAATTTATGACGAGCAAAAGAATCAAATAGAACAAGATATGGCACCTTTTGGATTTGTATCTGACGGGTTTGAAGATATGGATGTTTTCGTTGACAAGGATGGTGATAGGTGGTATTCTGATGAGTATGGAGATCGTTCATACATGTGGGACTATATGTAAACATTCAAATCAATAAATAATCTTAGAATAATTGATTAAAGAGGGAGAATAAGATGCCGCTAAATTTAGCATCTCCTGGGATACTAGTAAGAGAAGTCGATTTGACTATTGGACGGATTGATCCGACTACTGACAAAATTGGTGGTATAGTTGGTCCTTTTGCACAAGGTCCAGTTGGAACTCCAACCTTACTACAAACGGAGAACGATTTACTAAATCAGTTTGGAAAGCCTTACGACACAGATAAGCAATATGAAACTTGGTTGACTGCATCATCATACTTGGCGTATGGTGGTCAATTAAATGTAATTAGAGCAGACGACGCATCATTAGCAAATGCACTGGTGGGTACTGCAGTTAGCACAAAGATTAAGAGTGTTGATAATTACGAAGAACTTGGATATGATACTAATGTTTTAGCAAACGTAACAGTTTGTGCTAAAAACCCTGGTAGTTGGGCTAATGGATTAAGAGTTGGTATTCTAGATGCTAGAGCAGACCAAACATTAGGAGTAAGTACAACAGGAGTTGATGTATTTAGTGCAGATATTAGTAATAGAAGTGGTACTGTTGCTGCTGCTTCTACTGCAATTACTGGTATTACTACAACATCAATTGTTGTAGGACAAGATATTAACGATGACACTGGAGCACTTCTTCCTGTTGGTGCAACTGTTTATAGCATTAGTGCTGCAGCAGGAGGAACTGTACTCTTCACTGGAGGAAAGAGTAAAAATAGTGGATCAGTTGCAGCTACATTTGACTTTGGAGATCTTCAGTACACTTTATCTCCACTTGCAATTGGAATGGGAATTACTCAAACAGTTCCTTCAGGAACAGTAATTTCTAAAACTGGAGCAGGAGCAGGAACAACTGAAGCACTTGATGGTCACTTCAAAGGTATTGTTACCGAAATCGGAACAGGAACTGCAGGAGTTAAATTTATAAGTCACGTATCTGCTGCTGGAACAGAAACACCAAGAGATTATAATAACGTCTACAAGTTTGGTACTGGAACAATTGGTATTCATTCAGTTGGTCAATCTGTTGCTACTGGAGTAACTGCTATTAGTAGTACACTAGATTGGTTTGATCAACAAGAACTTGAGTTAACAGCTTCTACTATTGGTGGAGATACCAAAACTACAACTGTAAAGTGGAATACTGTTACTGATAGACCAGGTACTTCAGAGTATGTTGGCGACAGAGGTGGAAGATTTGATGAAGTTCATGTAGTTGTAATAGACGGTAAAGGTCTTATTACTGGAAACGCAGGAACCATTCTTGAAAAGCATCAAAATCTTTCAAAAGCAAAGGATGCAACATTCTCTGCTGGTTCTCCATCATACTGGAGAAAGTATATTGAAACAAATTCAGAATACTTATTTGCTACCAACCAACCAGTTGGAGTTGTAACTACTGGATTTGATGGAACCGCATTTGCCAAATTTGGTGATGGTGGTTGGAATCAGGATGCTGATGGAAATGATGGAAACGGTGTTATCTTTGATACTATTGGTAACTCAAATAATACCTTATCAAAAGGTGTTAACTATGCAGGTATTGCTACAATAACTGATACTGGAGCATTAAACTCTGGACTAGATGATTTAGTTGGTGGTTACACTTTATTTGAAAATGATACTAACGTTGATGTTGATTTCCTATTAATGGGATCTGCTAAAGGTGGTGAGTATCATTCTAGAGCATTAGCTACTAAGTTAATCGCAGTTGCTGAAAAGAGACAAGATGCTATCGCATTCATTTCTCCTTATAGACAGGCAATGATTTCTGACAACCTAGATCAAGATACAGCAATTATATTGGATGATGATACAATCACAAATAATGTGATTGATTTCTTTGATCCTATAACTTCATCATCATATGCTGTATTCGATAGTGGATACAAGTTTATGTTTGATAGATTCGCAAATACATTCAGATATATTCCATTAAATGGAGATATTGCTGGTACATGTGCCAGAAATGATATCAACAACTTCCCTTGGTTCTCCCCAGCTGGAACAGCAAGAGGTACAATTCTTAATGCAATTAAACTTGCATATAATCCTAGCAAAGATCAAAGAGATCGCCTCTATACTGCTAGAGTTAACCCAGTTATCTTCTCACCTGGTTCAGGAATCATCCTATTTGGTGATAAAACTGGATTTGCTAAAGCATCGGCGTTTGATAGAATCAACGTTCGTAGATTATTCATCTATCTTGAAGATGCTATTTCTGCTGCAGCAAAAGATCAACTCTTTGAATTCAACGATGAGATTACAAGAAGTAATTTTCTAAATATTGTTGAACCTTTCCTACGTGATGTTCAAGCGAAGAGAGGTATTCAAGATTATGTTGTTATTTGTGATGAAACAAATAACACTGGTGCTATAATTGATGCAAATGAATTTGTAGCAGATATATACATTAAACCAGCACGTTCTATCAACTTCATCGGTCTAACCTTTGTTGCTACCAGAACTGGTGTTAGTTTTGATGAAGTAATCGGTAAAGTTTAATTAATTAAGAGGTCCACAAACAATGCCAAGTAGAGTTCAACAGAACAGTATTCCACTAAGGAAAATCAGTGACTTTAAAAGTAAGTTAACTGGTGGTGGAGCTAGGCCGAATCTCTTTGAGGTTGAACTAGCATTTCCAAATGCTGTAGGAATAGAAAACGATGTCTTACAAAAATCAAGGTTCTTGGTTAAGGCAGCAGCACTACCATCATCAACAGTAGCTCCTATTGATGTTCCATTTAGAGGTCGTATTTTAAAGATCGCTGGTGACAGAACATTCGAAACATGGACAATCACTGTTATTAATGATGCTGATTTTGTTATTCGTTCTGCCTTTGAAAAATGGATGAACGTTATTAACAAATTGGATGATGGTTCAGGAGTTCAAAATCCAGATGAATATCAAAAAGATGCTATGGTTCATCAATTGGGTCGTGATGGTGGAATTCTCAGATCTTATAAGTTCTGGGATATTTTTCCAACCAATCTTTCCACAATTGATTTAAATTATGAAACCACTGATACCATTGAAGAATTTACCGTAGAAATGCAAGTCCACTGGTGGGAAGCATTTAAAGGATCCAGTTCTGCAGCTGGTGGTGAAAATATTGGATAAATAGTGCTATAATAGTACATAGTAGTAAACAGATTATACAATGGCAAGACTTTTTGGCTTTTCAATTGGTGAACAAGAAAAACAATCACCTTCAGTAGTATCCCCCGTTCCTCAGAATAATGAGGATGGGGTTGATAATTTTATTGCTAGTGGATTTTATGGTTCATATGTTGATATTGAAGGTGTATATAGAACAGAATTTGATCTTATAAGAAGATATCGTGAAATGTCTATCCATCCTGAATGTGATGGAGCAATTGAAGATGTCATTAATGAAGCAATCGTTAGTGATCTATATGATTCACCAATTGAAATCGAATTGTCTAATTTAAATGCAAGTGATAAACTTAAAAAAGTAATAAGAGAAGAATTTAAAAATATTAAAGATATACTAGATTTTGACAAAAAATCTCATGAGATTTTTAGAAATTGGTATGTGGACGGTAGATTATATTATTTAAAAGTTATTGATATGAAAAAACCTGAAGAAGGAATTCAGGATTTGAGATATATTGATCCTATGAAAATGAAGTTTGTTAGGCAGGAGAAGAAAGCCAACAAAAATGATTATATGAATATAAAATCTAATAGTTCAGGTGATAATGAAAAGGTAATGTCACCTGAAATTGAAGAGTATTTTATCTATAGTCCAAAATCAAACTATCCCACTGGAATGGTTGGTGGAAGTGGTGGTGGAAATAAAGGAATAAAAATAGCAAAAGATTCAGTCACTTATGTCACATCTGGTCTTGTAGATAGAAATAAAGGTAGTGTTCTTTCATATCTTCAAAAAGCAATCAAGGCACTCAATCAACTTAGAATGATTGAGGATAGTCTTGTAATTTATAGATTATCAAGAGCACCTGAAAGAAGAATATTTTATATTGATGTGGGTAATCTTCCCAAGATCAAAGCAGAGCAATATCTTAGAGAAGTGATGAGTCGTTATAGAAATAAACTAGTATATGATGCAAATACTGGTGAAATTCGTGATGACAGAAAGTTCATGTCCATGATGGAAGATTTCTGGTTACCACGTAGAGAAGGTGGTAGAGGAACTGAAATCACAACACTTCCAGGTGGACAAAATCTTGGAGAACTTGCTGATATTGAGTACTTCCAGAAGAAACTTTATAGATCTCTAAATGTACCAGAATCTAGAATTGCATCTGACGGGGGATTTAATTTAGGTCGTTCATCAGAAATTTTAAGAGATGAACTTAAGTTTTCTAAATTTGTAGGTCGTTTAAGAAAAAGATTTGCATATATGTTTACCGATATGCTTAAGACGCAATTAATTCTTAAAAATATCGTAACACCAGAAGATTGGGAAACTATTAGTGAGCATATTCAGTATGACTTCATTTATGATAATCAGTTTGCTGAACTAAAAGAAACTGAAATGATGAATGAGAGATTGGGAATTCTTGCTACTATTGAACCATATATTGGAAGATTTTATTCTCAGGAATGGGTACGTAGAAAAGTTCTTCGTCAAACTGATGCTGAAATGGTAGAGCAAGATGAACAGATTGAAAAGGAAATTAAGGATGGTATTATTCCAGATCCTAGTGCAATAGATCCTATAACTGGCGAACCATTACCAGCAGAAGGTGAAATGGGCATGATGGGTGATATGCCATTAGAACCTGATGGTGCTATTACTAATGGTCAATTGGGAAAAGACAGTAAGAAAGCAGAGATATAAATAAAGAATAGGATTATATTAATTTTCATGGAAGAAATTGTTAATTTGATAGCTAATGATGCTTCGGCAACGGATATTAGTGATAAAATGAAAGATCTTTTATTTGCTAAAGCAGCAGTAGGAATTGATGCTCAAAAGGCAGATATAGCAACTGCAATGTTTGATACAAGTACACCAGAACCAGAAACATCGGAGGAGGAATAGAATGTCAGTAATTCAAGTATTAGGTGCTGAAATAGATGTACCAACAAGTTCTGGTGCTGCAACTAGTTTTAGTGAAGCAAGAAGAGTAAGACTTGTTAATACATCTAATTCAAATAGAGTAATTTTTGTTGTTGAGACTGCTGGTGGTTCTGGTATTGGATCATTTACCATGGCACCCTTTGTTGCTGGAGGGGGAGATGGAGATCTAGTAATAGAAAAAGGATACACACAATGCGTTTATGCTGATGGTAATTTTGTTAAAGGTGCAAAAGTAGGATTCGTAGGTTAACTAAAATGAAACTCATTACAGAAGAAATTTCAAGCGTCAAGTTTATCACCGAAGGAAAAGGTGCTAAAAAGAAAATGTATATTGAGGGAGTTTTCCTGCAAGGAGATCTCAAAAATCGTAATGGGAGAATGTATCCTGTATCAACTCTTGCAAAAGAAGTTGGTAGATATAATGAGTCT